GGTCGCGTCGAGCCGCGGACTGCATAAACTCAGCAAACAATAAATTTTTTATTATTACTGACCATGAGGGTTTTGGTCATATTCACCAAGCGAATAGTCATATTCACCAAAAGTATAACGGTCAAATTAACCATTATTTGGTCAATCTCACCAACAGTGGTCAATCTCACCAACACCACGCCAGCCGTGTAACACACCATGTTACACCCACCCCCTACGTCTTCATTTCCTTGGTTTTGAAAATTGCAAGATTTGTAAAACGATAAAAAATATTTTATGCTTTTGGTTATCAGTGTTAACAGAGACAGATAACAGATGGCTAACGTCAACCAACTAGACAATGAATTAATCGTAGGCCGTAAGGAAATGGCTAACGCACTTGGTATAAGTGTGAGTACATTCAAGTTATGGGAGAAAACCTACAAGGACATTCCCTACGAACAGAAAGGCGTGAATAAACATAATCCTTACTTGTTTAAGGTGTCGGATGTGTTCGCTTGGAAGTATGGTCGGGAAATGACCGAGCTACACGACCAGATAAAAGAGCTACAAGAGTCACAAGAATTCAACGATGATGAAAGCAGGTCGCGCAAGCTGGCGGCTGAGTCAAAACTCAAAGAGCTTGAGCTAGCCAAAGAGCTTGAGCAGCTAGCCAACATCGAGGACATCATGGGCGGGTTTGGACAGTGCCTTGGTAAAGTCAGAGCCGCCCTAATGTCACTGTCATCGCGTATTAGCGGTGAGTTGGTTCACCAAGACCAACAGGCTATCAATGAAATTTTAGATAACGAAGTGAGAGACATACTAGAGGAATTGAGCGAATATGAGAGCCACTAGTCTTGAGTTTGATCCCCTTGTAACCAGTGACATAGCTTGGCGAAAAATACACGAAGGCATTGAAGACGCTTGTCAGCGATACCTTAAGCCACCACCTAAATTAGATTTGGTTGAGTGGGCGGATACTTTCCGTTACTTACCCGATAACTCAGCAGAGTCGGGACGATGGCGAACCAGCAGGGTTGAGGTAGCAAGAGAACCTATGTTATCAATTACCCGCCCTGATGTTCAGGAGGTAACTATCATGTCATGCGTTCAACTTATGAAAACAGAACTAATGCTGAATGTGGCGATGTATTATATTCACCAAGAGCCATCACCGATAATGTATATCGCCCCCAAACAAGCTATGGCTGAGGCGTGGTCTAAAGAACGTCTGGTTAAATCTATCAACGCTACCCCCGTTCTCAAAGGTATCTTCAGCGACAACAGACGGGGCGACCAAGGTAACACGATTTTACAGAAACAGTTTGCTGGTGGTCAGGTGTCAATTGTATCAGCTCGTAACGCTGATGACCTTGCAATGAGGGCTGTACGGATAATGCTCTTTGATGAATGTGACAAATACCCACTGAATACAGGTGCTACCGAAGGTGGCGAAGGCGGTGAGGGCGACCCGATAGCAATAGCATGGGCGCGTTCAACCACCTATGGTAGAAGGGCAAAAAAGATTGTTGCTTGTTCACCCACGGTGCAAGGTCGCTCACGGATAGAACAGGAATACTTGAACTCAGACCAGCGCGTTTTTATTCAGCCCTGCACTCATTGTAAGCATGAGAAGGAACTGAAGTGGGAAGATATACAAATCCCACGCGATGATAAGACAGGTGAGTTTTTTCCCGATGATGCTAAAATTGTGTGTTCAGAATGTGGCACAGCTTGGTTAGAGAAAGATAGAACATGGTCAATTCGTAACGGCTTCTGGAAAGCGACTAAACCTAACGTCACCCGACATCGCGGCTACAAGGTGTCAGCTCTGGCTAGCCCGTTTACCGAGATAGTTGTACTAGCCAACGAGTTTGCGAAAGCTCAAGGCAACCCACAAGCCCTGAAGACATTTTACAACACCCGCTTAGCGGAGACATGGCGCGAAAAAGGTGATCAACCTGATTGGAAACGTATGGAAGAAAACAAGCAGAATTACCCTATTGGTAAAGTGCCTGTTAATGGTTTAATGCTCACGGCTGGTATTGATGTCCAGAAAGATTGTTTATATTACTGGGTGGATGCTTGGAGCGAGCGCAGGCAGACCTATACTGTTGATGCTGGTCGTATTGATGGTGACATCACGCTAGACGAAACCAAGGAGCGTTTATATAACTTTTTGGACACACCTTATGAGAACCACATGGGTGTGATGATGAAAATAGAAATGACCTGCATTGACTCTGGTTACAACAGTTCAGAAGTTTATCACTGTGTTAGGGAATATGGCGCTCACGCTAGGTTCAGGGCTGTTAAAGGTATGGACAGCATGAAAGTGGTTACAGGTGCGCCAAGTAAGGTTGATATTAAGCGTAATGGCAAGAAACGAATTAGCCGTGGTTTAAGTTTATACCCTGTTGGCTCGTCAGTAGCGAAAGAACAGTTATACCGCTGGTTTAATTTAGAACCACCAACGAGTGAGGCGGTTAGCAAGGGTGGTCAGTATCCCACGGGGTATTGTTTCATCCCTGAATTCCCTGATGAATTCTTCAAGCAACTGTGTGCCGAGCAGTTGACTAAAACCACCGATAAACGCGGCTTTGATGTGTATACATGGGAAAAAGTTCGCCCTGATAATCACTTTTTAGATTGCAAGGTGTATTCGTTAGCTGCGGCTGAAATGCTTGAGATTGATAGGATGACTGAGGCACATTGGGACAGTAGGCGCAAGCAATTTGGATATAAAAGCTGGAAAAAGGAAGAAAAAGTGGTAAAGTCTATTGATAAAGTTAAAAAACCGCGTAAAAAGCGTAAAAAATCAGAATTTTGGGGCTAAATTATGGCTATTAAATACACTCAACAACAGCTAAGTGAGCTTAAAGAGGCTGCGGCTAGTGGTATTCTCAAGGTGCGTAAGGGCGATGACTGGGTGGAATACCAATCTATCAATCAAATGCGCGGCTTAATTGCTGACATGGAAGAAGCACTAAAGGTGCAATCTCGACCTAAAGGCGCTCGAAAAGTTCAATTCTCAAGTGGTAGATAATGAATTCACTAGATAAATTACGGTCATGGCTTAGCCCCACCGCTGCGCTAGATATAGCACAGAAAAGGGCTGCTGTTGACACTATGTCAAGAGCTTATGAGGCGTTGAGTCAGAGTCGTCGCAGTTCGGGCGGTTGGACTTCAATTAAGTCTGGTGCGAGCGCTGAAGCCAGTAAAGCTTACCTTGGTTTGGCTGAAGTCGGTCAGGAATTGTGCCGCAACAATCCGCTAGCCATTAAAATTAAACATTTAGTTGGTAACAACATTGTCGGTGATGGTATCAAACCAGCACTGATTGGTTCTAATAAGAACACCAGTAAAGCCGCCAACGAAGCCTTAAAGTCATGGGCTGAATCGACTCAATGTGATTTTAACGGTAAGTATAATTTTTATGGCCTTCAATGGTTAATAGCTGTCACGGTTGCTGAGTGTGGTGGGGCGTTTATTATTAAGCGTTTTAATCGCGCATTGAAAGTGCCGCTGCAATTACAGGTTATTGAGCAAACCCACCTTGACGACAGTAAGCAAATGACCGCAGATAAAAGCGGTGACTACATTACTGATGGCATCGTGTTTAATCGCCATGGTCAAGTTAAGGGTTACTGGTTAAAACCTAACACGAATCGCGTAGGTTTACTTGATGACCAAAGTGTTTACTTTGACGCTAACGAGGTTCGCCACGTTTATGATAAAACCAGAAGTGACCAACACTTAGGGCTATCATGGTTTGCCCCGATAGCGAATACACTTAAAGACCGTGGCGAGTTCAAAGATGCTAAGTTAGTTCAGCAAAAAGTTGCTGCTTGCTTTGCTGCCATCATCACTGGTGCGAAAGATGGTGATAATGTTGGTTATGAAGACGATGACGACGAGCGTATTACACATGTAGAACCAGCAATGGTGCAGTACATGAATGAAGATGCTGACGTTAAGACAATTAACCCACCTAAAGCCGATAACTCGACAGAATTTGAAACCACAATTGACCGCGATATAGCCGCTGGTGCTGGTTTTACTTATGAGCAGTTGACAGGTGATTACAGTAAAGTTAATTTTGCCTCTGGTCGCATGGGCAGGAGCGAATTCTATAACCAGCTCGACCACTGGCAACAGCATGTATTTAAGCCTGATTTGGACGTTGTTATTTCTGATTGGTGGTGTGGCATGTATCGCATGAATACAGGTGCATTGAATTGTCGTACAGAATGGACTTACCCTGTTCGCGCAAGTGTTAACCCTAAAGAAGAACTTGAAGTGACGAATATGAAAGTCAGAAATGGCTATCTGTCACGTTCTCAAGCCGCTAAGTTATATGGTGGTGATTGGGTTCATACCAACGACCAGTGGCGATTGGATGATGAACCAATGCAAGATAACGCTTTTGACAATGACCCACGTTTGTTCAGCTTAGCGGGTAATCAATTGAACTCTGATGACGCGGCTAGTGCTAACCGTGAGGGTGCTAAACCTGCAACTGATGATGAGAAGGATGACGACAGTGAGAATGCTTAAATTCCTCTGGTTAATATCATCCTACACAGTTGCGCTATACTTACTAGCGCAACACTGGATAGTAGCTATATTTTTACTGGTTACATTAATTGGGTTAATTCGTGGTGAGCGGTATTCAACGGCTGTCTGGTATCAAATAGATGAACTAGCAGCCGCAGTTTTCCACTTTGAGCAGCACAGAACCGTGAGTGGTATTGTGGGTGAAATGGCTTACAATAATCGCAAGGGTTATGAGTATTTAGAATTATTAGTTAATACCTTGTTTAACGACGATTTACACTGTTACAATCAGTATATTAAAGAAATGAAAATACTTAAATTCAGGGAAACATTGTAATGCTACAAGATATTATTGATGAATTGGCAAAACCAGAATACACAGATTTAGACGATGTTGATGCTTTGGCTTTGATTAAAAGTAGCCCTGAAGTGAATCAGAGTGCTGCCCAAGCTGGTGATGTTCTTAGTTACTTAGCTCAAATTGGTAAGCTGGTTGCAATTAAAGATATTAGCCAAAATAGTGAACACGATTTACAAAACGCCAGCGAAGCAATAATGATAACGCTGAACGGGCGCACTCAGTTTGATTTACACCTGCCCGCTGTACAGGCAATATTACAAGGCTTTGTGAATTTTGGGGTTATTGACACCACCGAGCGTGACGCTATCTTAGCATTAGGTCAAACACCCAAGTTCACAAATTGCACCTTGAGATTGATTCGCATGGCGCGAGGTGAAACAAATACTCAAACCGTAACAGGTTGGAGAGTGAACGGAGCGATTAAGCTAACGGTAGTCGGAGAGCTATTCGAGCCAGTTAGACCAAGCGTGACAAAAGCGAATGATTTGTACACTAATGAGCCCGTAGGTCGAACGGTTAACGTAAACGATGAAGGTGTTCATGTTATTGATTTAACAGGTCTTAGAACGCTTGGCAATAGCGCGGATCTAACTATTGAGCTAGGAGCGGCAAACACTTTTACAGTTGAGTTGATCTGATGGCTTGGGCGTTAGGGTTTAATGGGGTTGATCAGTTATTATCTATTGCTAACATAACACCCCCATCAATATATAGGCTTGAGTTTGATGTGCTAATAGATGCAGACTCTCCCGACACATCAACACTATTTTCAAATAGCGGATCAAACAGGCCGAAACTTGACATGTTAAAGTCGAGTTTAGCACCAGATATAAAGTCTACTTTTTTTGGATTAAAGACGAATACCTCTATCAGTGCCCCCTATTCAAGAGGTGAACGTTTCACATTTATAACTGAAAATAATGGCGTTAATGAGAGTCTGACTACGCAATATGGAACATACGCAACACTAGAAGAAGGTAAAAACTACAGATTTAATAGATTTATGGCTGGTAGATACGGCGGTAGAGAGACTAAAGGCTTGCTTTTTGGCGTTAGATTTTACGATAACGGGGTTTTGATAAATGATTGGTCGCCAGACGCAAGCGACCACAGCAACACAGGGCAGCAGCCTATTTTGGTTGACACCGTTGGGAGTAACGATGCGACTGGTGTGAACTTCGCTACTGACGGTAGTGCATGGATAGACCTTGGAGGTGCTGCTGGTGAAGAACAAGACCTCACCTTGGTTAATGCTGCTCAATCATCAAGCGCCACATTGTTAACAGCAAGTCAAGCGTTTGTGGGTCAGTCAATTAATGCTGAGCAGTTAACGACAGCTAGTTTATTATCAATAACTAGCGCGGGTTCACAAACTGTTACAATTACCAATGCAGCGCAAGTGACCGATGCAACAACAGTTAGCGTAGACCAAGCGTTTATAGGTCAGTCAATTAATTCTGAGCAGTTAACGACAGCTAGTTTATTATCAATAACTAGCGCGGGTTCACAAACTGTTGTGATTGTCAATGCAGCACAAGTGACCGATGCCACGACAGTTAGCGTAGACCAAGCGTTTGATACAGTTGCTACCAGTGCTGAACAAAGCACCACGGCTAGCGTAATATTAATACCAGACCAAGACGCTTTTACCTTGGTTAATGCTGCTCAAACAACGTCTAGCGATATTATTGAAGCAAGTCAAGCGTTTATTACTGTTGCGGCCTTGTCAGAGCAAAATACTATTGCTAGTATATCGTTTATCCCTGACGATGTGACCGTTATCAATGTCACCTCTTTTAATTTAAAACAACTCAGATATAGAATGAAGGTGAAATAATGGCTGTATACTCAAGCTCTAATTTTAAGCGTGATGGCGCTAACCATTTAAAGAACAACTGTAATTTAATTGCGCTAGTGGTTGACCC